ATGATTGATTTTTTAAAGAATCATAAAACACTTTTAAAACCCATTTTACTATCTGTGATACTTCATGTAGTTTTTTTCTATGTGTGTATCTATCCGTTATTATGAAAAAATTATTTTTATTAATTCTATTATTATTTGCGAGTGATGTCACTAGTGACATTGACTGGTCTGAATACGATTTACCTGATTTAGGTAAAGATAAGATGTGGTGTATGTTTACAAGTTATGTACCCATCAATGAACAAGAACAAATCTATATGTGTTCGTACGAGTGTGAGAATGGTATGATCTTGAACACGCCTGGTAAAGGTGGTTGTCCAAGAGATGTGAAAGAGAGAAGATGGTAGAGAAAAAAGTTGGTGTATTAATTTCTGGTACTGGAAGTAATTTAAAAGCTTTAGTTGATGCGTTAGTTCCAATTGCGTGGGTAGGAAGTAATAACCCTGATGCAAAGGGATTAGATTTTGCACACAAGAAAAATATTCATACATTTGTTGAACCCAAGATTAAAGAGTTAGAAAGATTACTTGACGAAACATTTATGCAAGAGGTTGAGTTTTTGGTTCTTGCAGGTTTCATGCGAGTGTTATCAAAAGAGTTTGTAAAGAAGTATCCCAAAAGAATTATTAACATACACCCAAGTTTACTACCTGCGTTTAAAGGTACAGATGCAATTCGTAGAGCTTACGATTATGGTTGTAAAGTAATGGGAGTTACCATTCATTATGTGAATGAGAAAGTTGACGAAGGTCAGATCATTGCACAAGAACCTTTGTGGATTATTAACACGATAGGTAATCACAATGCACATCATACGAATCAAGTACGATATACTTACAAAGAAGTTGAAGAACAAGTTCATGCACTAGAACATAGTATGTATCATAAAGTCGTGCGAGATATGTTAGGTATTGGTGGTTGGGGCTAGAAGATATGTTTAGAGTTTATTTTTTTGAAACGGATTGTTTTCATGATGTTACTTTCAAGACACTAGAAGATGCAAGAGAGTGTGTAAAGAAAACAGGATATCATGCAAACATTTTTGAAGGTGATAATTATATTGAAACCATTAAAGGAAAGAAAGGATAGAACATGACTGTTAAAAAATTTGAATGGCCTAGAATACACAAGTACGAAGAATTACTTGAGAACCATATGGGTGAACAACTCAATTATGTGATTCAAGAGTTCTACGGTGTAGAAGATACTGATGACTTGAATGAAGATCAGAGAAAAGAATTACTAGATTATTACCATAATGATTTGCTAGTAAACAACGAGTATTCAATGTACAAGATTGCATTTGAAAATTTATTTAACTATTGGGAAATGGAATATTAGTGCATAAAGTATTTGGAGTACCTATAAAGGTTATAGATAATTGTCCAGAGAATGTTCTTAAAGAAGCTAAAACTGTTGCAGAAACTGAAAGACATAAATCAAAATTGACTTGGTATGGTAATATGACATCTACTTTTAAAGATGAGGGGTGTGATGTTTTAAATATTTGTCCATTGTTATCAAAATATATTTGTAAAAATGTAAATGAATATCTTATCAAAGATTTGCATATTCGACCTGATAATTGTTTTGATATAAAGTTTAATTCATCTTGGATTAATTATTCAACTAAACATATGCTTCAAGAATATCATATGCACTCTGATATAGATATTTCAGGAGTGTTTTATGTAAACGCAGTACCAAATTCTGGTAAAATTTTTTTTAGAAATCCATCACCTAATGTTTTATATCACAAATTGACATTTCTTACAGATAAAATTGATAGTGAAGTATCGTATCCACCAGTAGTTGGAAGAATGATATTGTGGCCTGGATATCTAGACCACATGGTAACAAGAAACATGAGTGCTGGTGAAAGAATTAGTTTTACTTTTAATATTAAATTACAGGAGAATATATTATGAAAGAGATAAGTGAATATTATTATGATGATGATTCAGGTAGAGTTGCAGTTATCGTAAAAGAAGAAACTGGTTACTTAAGAAATAAAGGTTTTCATGTTGAGATTCGAGATAAAGATAATGTAGTTCTTTCTAGTGTAGATGTATCAGAACACTCATTACGATATGCAGAAGATTGTGCAGAGAATTATGCAACTGGTATTGTAGATTATGCAAAGTAAAAGACATCACTTCGGCCCATTATTATTAGAGTATAAAATCGAAAAAGATTTATTGACAACCCTTATTTATATTGGGAAACAAATGAAACAAAATGCAAATGAAGATTTGGCTGGTCATTTACAAAATCAATTTCATTATTCACCTAAATTTAGGGAATGGATTGATGGACAACTTCAACCAATATTTCAAGACTATAAAAATAAATATGCTAGTAATTTGTTTGAACATTTTGCAGAAGATAAAAATTTTCCATATCACGACTTAAAAAAACAAATTCCATCTTGGGAAATGTTACAAACCAGTTGTTGGATAAATTTTATGAAGTCTGGTGATTACAATCCTCCACACCTTCACGGCCCCTGTCAGTTTTCATATATTATATTTGCAGAAGTTCCTGAAGAAATATTTAAAGAGAATAAAGAATATGTGGGTACATCTGACGGGCCTGGTGTAATAGAGTTTTCATTTGGTACTAATTATCCTGATGAGTTTTGTCACCGTAAAAGTTTTTTACCAAAGTCAGGTACAATGTTTATTTTTCCATCTACTTTGATACACACAGTTATGCCATTTAAATCTGATGTTACTAGAATAACAATTGCAGGTAATTTTACATATGCACCCCAAAAAAGATAAATAACTATTATGAAAAAAAGACTTAAATATAAAAAGATTGATGGTATAATTTCTTTCTATTTTCTATTCAATGTCTTACTAATGATAGGCTTTTTCTTCGCATTACCGTATATAATTCTTGCATACATATTGTCTATCTTGTAAGTCCTTGATTTTAAAAGAATCTTTTTTGGTATTTTGTATTGACAACAAGTCATATTTGTCATATAATATACTTAATGATTAACAAAATAGAGAGAAAATTTATGATTACACCAGACGAGTATATTGATTATGTATTACCTGATTGCGAAACTTTACAAGAGTTGAAAGATAAAGTTGCAAAAGCATTTAAAGATAGTGGGTATGTAGATTCAGATTTAGAACAAATCTGGAATGAGTTTTGTCTAGCTAAACAAGGAGAATAAATTATGAGAAAGTTATTTACAATTATATTATTAACAGTTAGTTTTAATACTAACGCATTTGAATTTGAAAGTGGTTTTGACAGATTCACAGATTCAATTCTAACCAATGTTGGTAAGAACATTTTAAAGAGAACAATTGATTCAACAGTACGATTCAAGAATTCTCATATTCATACTGACACAGCTATCGAACGAGGTAAGTTCACAAAGTGTTGGAGTTCACCAGTTTATAACGGACAAGGTATTCCAAAATATCAATTAGTTTGTTATTAAAACAAAGTTATTCATTTTAACTCCCTCTGATTCCTCTTTATAAATACTTGTAAAGAGGAATTTTTTTATGGAAAATCATTTTTTAGGTCGTGATGGATTCTATTGGTTTATCGGTGTAGTTGAAGATAGAAAAGACCCAGAAAAACTTGGTCGTTTAAAAGTAAGAATATACGGCTATCACACAGAAGATAAAACTAAATTACCCACGGAAGATTTGCCGTGGAGTTTACCAATGTTTCCAGTATCAACAAGTGCTGTTGGTGGTATAGGAACAACAACACCACTACTAGTTGAAGGCACTTGGGTTGTTGGATTTTTTCGTGATGCAGATACTATGCAGGAAAGTATTATCATGGGAAGTATTCCAGGCATACCTAGAAATGTTGCAGACACATCTAAAGGTTTCAACGATCCCAATGGTAAATATCCTAAAGAAGATTTACTAGACGAAAGTGATGTCAATAGACTTGCAAGAGGTGATACGAATCATGTAAAGTATCAAGAGAAACTCAAAGACCAAGCAAACTATACAGAGATTGATACTGCATCTGGTACACCTTGGGCTCAACCTGCTCCACCATTCCAACCTGAATATCCATACAATCATGTCTTTGAATCTGAATCAGGACACATAAAAGAATTTGATGATACACCAAACAACGAAAGAATAAACGAACAACACACATCAGGAACATTCTATGAGATTGATGGTGGTGGTAATAAAGTTACTAAAGTTGTTGGTGATAATTATTGTATCGTTGCAGGTTCTGATTATGCTTATGTAAAAGGAACAGTCAATCTAACAATAGATGGAAGTTGTAATACTTACATCAAACAAAACTGGAATATTAAAGTTGATGGTGATGTTGATATTAATATTCTAGGAACAAAAACAGAAACAGTAACAAAGAAAGTTACTGAAACATACCTTGAAGATCAACAAACAAATATTACTGGTACACTTGATATTGATGTTTCAAAAGATGTTGATGTTGATGCAGATGGTAATGTATTTTTAAATTAGGAATAATATATGCCAGGAATAGTAAGAAAAGGAACAGACTCTCATGTAGGACACGCATCACCTACACCAAATCCATTTCACTCAACATCATATGCAGAAGGTTCTGGAAATGTTTTTGTAAACGGTGCATCAGCTGTTAGAATTGGTGATAAAACTAGTTGTGGTGATCCAGCAGTAGTTGGTTCAGGAGATGTTATTGTAAATGGTATTGGTGTTCATAGATTAGGAGATGCTACAGGTGGTCATGGTTCATGGGTTCCCAATGCAGCTGGTAGTGCTTCAGGAGATGTAATTGCAAATAGTGGTTCAAGTGTTTTGTTATTAGAACAAGTTGCAGATTCAGTTGAGGCAGTAAAGACTGCATATGATGTACCAACATTAAATATTAGTTCAACTCATGCAACTGGTATTCTTAATGGTAGAACATTTGACGGTAATCTAGGAATTGATGTCGATACAAATGAAGGTTTAGAATATGGTGATGGAGGCCTTGGTGGTAAATCACCAGTAACACAAGAAACAGGTAGTATAGATACACCAACTGCAAATGTAAAGTTTGATGGTAACTTATTCCCTGAAGCAAAAGGTAGTATCTATTTAAACTTTCTTTCACACACGGATTCAAGAATAGACCCTAGACTAAAAACTATATTAGAAGAAGTATCTAAAGAATGGGGTAGTCCTTTAACAATTACAAGTGCATTTAGATCACCAGAATATAATAAAAAAGTTGGTGGTGCAAAGAAAAGTGTTCATCAAGAAGGCATTGCAACAGATATTAGATTTAGTAATTCTAGTGTAGAAGATAGATCAAGGTTCTTAAAAATATTAAAAGATAAAGGTATTAAAGGTGTTGGGTGTTATTTTCCATCAAAAGACGGTGGAGAGTTCTTTCATGTAGATATTGGTGGTGAAAGACATTGGGGCCCTAATGGTTCTAGAACATCTCAATATGGTTGGGCATTAGATGTACTTGCATGAGTGTTTTCGTTATAAATAGAATACACAGGAGAAATAAATGAGTATTAATCCATCTGCATTTTATGACGCATCTGCTACAAGTGATTCTGGTAGAAGTTCAAGAACATACAAAGATATCAATTTAAGTTTTGCAAAACATCCAGTAACAAAAGATATTGCAACATTAACTGATGTTGAAGCTGTCAAGAGAAGTGTAAGAAATCTAGTTAATACTAACTTTTATGAGAAACCTTTTCATCCAGAAATAGGTTCAGATGTTCGTAGAGCATTATTTGAACCAGTTTCTGAACCCACAGCAAATCTTCTAGGTCGATATGTTGAAGATGTTATAAAAAACTTTGAACCTAGAGTAGAATTATCAAATGTTATTTGTATAGGAAACATTGACAGCAACGCATATGAAGTTGTTATAGAATTTTATTTACAGAATGTATCATCAGACTTACAGACAACAAGTATATTTTTAGAGAGATTAAGATAATATGGCAACTCCAAAAAAACTTCAAGTTACAGAATTAGATTTTGACGATATCAAATCAAACTTAAAAACATTTATGAAAAATCAGACAGAGTTTTCTGATTACGATTTTGAGGGTTCAGGTCTTTCTGTTCTCATAGATTTACTTGCATACAATACACACTATCTTGGTATGAACGCAAACATGGCTTTGAATGAAGCATATCTTGATACTGCAACAGTTCGTTCATCAGTTGTATCTCATGCAAAGACTTTAGGTTACACACCTCGTTCTGCAAGAGCACCAGTTGCTTATCTTGACATTACAATTAATAATCCTGTACCAACATCAGTCACTATGGCAAAAGGAACATCATTTACAACACAGATAGATGATGTGAATTATAATTTTGTTGTAAACGAAGCACTAACTGCAAACAGAGAGAATGGAGTTTTAAGATTTATAAACACTCCAGTTTATGAAGGAACACTTTCAACAGTAAAATATACAGTTGATAAAAGTAATTTAGAGAAAAGATATTTACTTACAGATAATCGTGCAGACACAACAACATTAAAAGTTTCTGTTCAAAATTCTGTATCTGATTTAACAACTACAACATTTACACTTGCAACAGACATCACACAATTAACTGACACATCAAATGTTTATTTTTTACAAGAAGTAGAAGATGGTAAGTTTGAAGTTTACTTTGGTGATAATGTTGTTGGTAAAGATGTATCAGATGGTAACATTGTTATTTTAGAATACATTGTAACAAACAAAGGTAAAGCAAATAGTGCATCATCATTTTCTGGAACATCAGTTGGTGGTGAAACTAATTTAACAATTGCAACAGTTGTAAGTGCAGCTGGTGGTGCAGAACCAGAATCTATTTCTTCAATAAAATATAATGCACCATTAGATTTTGCATCACAAGGTCGTGCAGTAACAACTGATGATTACAAAGTTATTATACCACAAGTTTTTGCAGATACAAATTCAGTTCAAGTTTGGGGTGGTGAAGATAATAACCCACCAAGATTTGGTCAAGTGTATATTTCAATTAAAACAACTTCAGGTATTAATTTAACACAAGCTCAAAAACTTGTAGTAGAAAATGCACTTAACAAATATAATGTTGCATCTGTTCGACCAACAATTGTAGACCCAGAAACTATTAAGATAGTATTAAATGTTAATTTTAAATATAGTTCAAATGCAACAACAAAAACTGCAAGTGATTTACAAACAAATGTTTTAACAACAATTACAGATTACAATACATCTGATTTATCAAAGTTCGATAAGATTTTTAGATTCTCAAAACTTTCTAGATTAATTGATGCAACAGATGTTTCAATTCTTTCTAATATTACCACAGTAAAAATTAAAAAGTCAGTAACTGCAACTTTAAATACAACAAAAAAATATGAATTTGATTTTGCAAACGCACTTTACAATCCACATACTGGTCATAATAATGCTGGTGGAGGTATTATAGTTTCAACTGGATTCAAAATAGTTGGTAATGACAATGAATTATTTCTTGATGATGATGGTAACGGTAATGTTAGAGTTTATTATCTAGTTGCAGGAACAACAAGAACATATGTTGATTCAGCCGCAGGTACTATTAATTATGCAACAGGTTTAGTAACTGCTGAATCTTTAAATGTTACATCAACAACAAATACAGATAATACAATAACTGTTACAGTTATACCTAGATCAAATGATATTGTTTCTGTTAGAAATCAATTATTAGAAATTGACTTTGATAACATAACAATAAATGGTGGAGTAGATACAATAGAATCTGGTGGTTCTTCAGCAGGAACATCATATGTAACAAGTACATCATACTAGTATGGCATATAATCCAACATTAAAAAATAAAGTATCATCTCATATACAAACTCAATTACCAGAGTATGTAAAGGCTGA